GCATTTAACGGTACGGGCAATGTGACTGTGGATAATATCCTTGATCAATACCGAAACGTTAATATTGTAATTATTTAATGTTTAATCCATCACTTATTGCATCAATTATGAATATGACCGCTCAAGTTTATATTCAACAAAATGTACAAGATACAGATACTGGAGCAATATCCAGACAATGGGTTTATAAAAAAACTGTTGAATGTAAGATTGAGCCTATTCAAGCAAGAGGAACTAATACAAGAGGCGATAATAAAAGTTTTGGTACATCAGACAATGCAATGGGCGGGTATGATGAAGGGTTTCAACTTAAAATGAAATCTCTTGATCTTTTAAGTAAGCGTTGGAGAATTGTTAATATTAGGTCAAGTGATGGTAAACAAGTATTTGTTGAAATTGATAAGATTGATCAACCAGATACTATTTTTGAAGTAACATCTTCACATGCAGTCTTAGACCCATTTGGAAAAATTTCTTATTATGAAACTACAATCCATAGAGTAAAGGTCCAAGACAATGATAAAACTATCAATAACTAAATCAAGTCTTGAGGCTTTAAATAGAGAGATTGATCTCAAAGTAAAAGCTATTGGTCATATGACTCAACCCGACTTTTTAAATGAAATTTCAAAAGCTGCATTTATTATATTGGGTGAAAGATTTGTTTTAGCGGTAGATAGATTTTCTGCAACAAATCCAAAAAGAATGCATCACATATATGAATGGAATAAAGTTGGTAATCCTTCAGCAAGATTGTTTGTTTTAAATAGGATGATATTAGTAAATGGAAATATGACAATCAATGCAAATTTTAAACAATCAAAAACTCCCGTCCCAATTGATCCTGAATTGTTATCACCTGGACCAACAGGCAAAGTTGTAACTAAAAGAAATATATTTAAAGATAAAGCTGAAGCTATGGAATCTGGCAAGCCAGTTCGTTATCAAGCTAAAAAAATGCTTGCGTTTATGGGATCAGATTTAGGAATAAAATTTATACAGCCTGGAACTACAGTAAACAATAATAATCCAGGCGGGAAATACGTAAAAGGTTCTTTGGCTACTTTTATGTCTGCTTGGTATAATAAGAATGCTCAAACAATTATGGATTCTTCAGGGCTATATCAAAGAATAGTTAATGAAACATCTATGGTATTATCAAAGAAAAATGCGGGAATTACAGATGTACAAGCAATTACTAGACAAATTGTAAATTCAATTGTTGCAGGTAGGGAGATAATTAAATGACAGTAAATTACAAATACGTGGCATCATATGATATCCGTAAAACCTTTTTAAACGAGCTTGTAGCCAAGGGATTAATTGACCTTAACAATTATATAGCAGATGGCTTTTCAAACCCCCTAGAGCCCATTATACCCGCACAACAGGTACCAGAATTCAACAACATGCTTCCAGGTAAGACATATGTTATTTATGATATTACTCAAAGTCACGGGGATACTCAATGGTGGATGAGCGAAGATGTTATAACTTTTGACATTGTGTCAAGAGATCCATCTGAGATTCAAACAATTATTAACCTTGCTACAGACCTTTTTAGAAGGTATGATGATTTAGTAAAAGACATTAATCTATCTTTGATTGCTTCAAGCCCATATAAGTATCATTATTTTAAGGTAGAATCTTCAGATCCCGTTCAGGCTTTTGCAAATGAAGGCGGGTTTATGAATGGAATGATTTCAATAAGATACGCTTACACCAGACAACTAGATCCAGTTACAGGTAGATACTCATAAGAGTTTGATTTATTTGACTTTAATGCTATGATTTTACATGAGGAAGTAAATTGTCATCTTTTTAGATTTTTTTAATTAAAAATAAATAAGGTGGTGAAATAAAATATGGCTACAAATACAAAAAATGTTATCGTTGGTGCAGCATCTCTCTTTATTAGTTCTCAAGAAGATACAGCTCGTCCAGCAACAACAACTGCAATTATAACAGGTACAACAGCTTCAGGTGGTTTTCTAACTTCAGGTGCTTCAGCACGTACAGGTTTGCTTGCAACAGGATCTAAGTACCGTGAAGTTGGTTATACAAACTCAGGTTTAGAAATTTCTTACGAACCAAATTACGGCGAAGTAATGGTTGATCAGTTGCTAGATGCAGCAAAACTATTTAAACAAACACTTAAGGTTACACTTAAGACAGAACTAGTAGAAGCAACTCTTGATAATCTTACTCTTTCATGGGGTCAGATGGATACATATTATGTAAACACAACAGGAAGCTCAATTACTGCAGTTAACTCTCTTGCTGATACAACACCAGTTGGTGGATCAGAAGTTGGTTCAACTTTGAACATGGCCGCAGGTGCTCTTGGAGATTCTCCAGTAGAACGCACTCTTGTTGCAATTGGTAATGCTCCAGCTCAAGTTAAATATATTACTCCAACTACAAGTGCTCTAAGAAACACTGAGCGTGTATATATTGCACGTCGTGTTGTTTCTATGGATACAACTGCTCACGGTTTAAAGCGTGATTCAGCAACTGTATTCCCAGTAAGCTTCCGTTGCTTGCCAGATGATTCACAAGCTAGCTATGCTGGCGCTGAATATGGCATAGTAATTGATCGTGTATGGGGAACTGTTTAATAACATAACTTAATAACAATTAAATAACATTCGGGCCCCGTCAGAAATGACGGGGCTTTGAATTTGTGTATGCCAATTCTATTGGTATAATTTAACTAAACAAAGGAGCTATAAATTGGCAACAACAGTATATGATGTAGTAGAAATAGAGCTTTCAAATGGTGAGTCAATCACTTTAAAGCCGCTTCCTATAAAGCAGCTTAGAAAGTTTATGGAAATCATTAAAGAGATGGATCTTGAAGAGAACTCATCTGAAGACGCAGCTATGGATATATTTATCAAAGCAGCAATGATTTGCCTAGAAAAAACAAATCCAGATCTAGTAAAAGACAGGGATACATTTGAAGAAATTATTGAAGTTCCTACAATGATGAAAATTCTTGAAATTGCTGGTGGATTGAAGCTTACAGACCCAAACCTTCTGGGAGCGGCACTAGTTGGGACGAACTAGACCTACGCTCCCTTGAGTCTGAGGTTTTTCTACTTGGTCATTGGAAGAATTACGAAGAGTTAGAAAATAGTTTGTCGTTAGAAGAATTAATGGCAACAATTGAAGCAATTCGTAATAAAGACAATAATGACAAGAAATTTGTTGCAGCAATAAACGGAGTAGAACTAGAAGGAAATGATCAAGAAATATCAAATGATATTACTGATTTAAATTCTGCAAGAGTTGCAAGTAGCGAAGGCTTTGGGTTAAACGAAGGACTTGGCTTTATGCAAATGGGGGAGAGTGAATGGCAAGAATAGAACTTAATATAGTTGCTTTAGGTGACTTTAAATCAGTTAACTCTCAAATCAAAGCATTACAAGATCAAGTTAATCTTCTTAATAAAAGTGTAGCAACTGTAGGAATTAATGCTAATTTAACAAAACAGTTAAATGAGGCTAATGCTGCTTTTAAATCAACTATACTCTCTACTGGTCAATTTACTGCATCAACTGTTAAACTAAAAGCTGAAACTGATAAATTTGGTGAAGCGTTGGTTGGCGGAAAATTAAAACTTACACAATATTTTCAAATAATTAAATCTGGGTCTACAAATGCAACTGCTCAAATGAGAGCACTTGCAATGGAACAAACAAAACTACAAAACTCTATGGTTATGTCAGACCCTACAAAACAAGGTGTTCTTTCTGTTTTTACACCTACAAGAATTAATGCTGTAGCAAATGCTACAAAAATTGCAGCAAATACTCAAAACCTTTATAACATTGCAGTAGATAAAGGTGCACAATCACTTATTAACTGGGGTAAAAATACTCAATGGGCGGGTCGTCAACTAACAGTTGGTATGACAGTGCCTCTTACAATTTTTGGTGCTACAGCTATGAATGTTTTTAAAGAAGTTAATGAACAAATGATAAGAATGCAAAAAGTTTATGGAAATGGAATTCAACAACCATCACAACAAGCTTTATCTGCAATAAGAGATCAAATTTTATCGCTTTCAAAAGAACTTGCTTCTAGCATGGGTGTTGCAGTTAAAGATACTGCAGCAATGGCAGCTGATTTAGCTGCTACTGGATTACAGGGTGTTGACCTTGTAAACGCAACAAGAGAAGCAATTCGTCTGCAAAAATTAGGCGAAATGGATCAACAAGATGCAATGCAAACAACAATTTCTTTACAAAACGTTTATAAATTAAGCACAAACCAATTATCTGGAGCAATAGATTTTCTTAACGCAGTTGAAAACCAAACATCAACAAGTATGCAAGATTTAGCAGCAGGTATTCCAAAGGTTGGACCAATTGTGCAACAACTTGGTGGATCTTTTAAAGATACAGCACTTATGATGGTTGCAATGAAAGAAGCGGGAGTTCCAGCAGCTCAATCTGCAAATGCTATTAAATCAGCTTTAGCTTCACTTATTAATCCAACAACAGCAGCAAAAGATGCATTTGCTGCATATAATATTAATTTGTCATCAATTGCTACAAAAACTGGTGGAAATCCAGTACAAATGATTATGATGTTACAAGAATCATTAAAAGGACTTCAGCCACTTGCACAAGCTCAATTGATTGATAAGCTTTTTGGAAAATACCAACAAGCAAGAATTCAAGCACTTATTACAAATTTAGGTGCGGTTAATAGCCAAACAAGTCAAGCTTTTAATTTAATGAATTCTTCAGAAGAACAATTAAAAGGAATTGCAGCGGGAGAATTAAAAACCGCTACTGAATCTACAACAGGTAAATTTAAAAGAGCAGTTGAAACAATGAAAGCAGATCTTTTACCAGTTGGTGAAAAAATTATGCAAGTTGCTACATCTTTGCTTAATTTTGGAAATAGCATTGCAAAAGTTTTTGGAGGACTTCCATCTCCAGTAAAAACAGTACTTGGAATACTTGCAGCGGGAATTGCATTATCAGGACCAATTATTATGTTTACTGGTGTACTTGCTAACTTTGTTGGATATTTAGTTAAAGGTTTATTTTCAATGAAAAATCTTCTTAATGGAACTAAAACGTTTGGACAATTATTTACTCCCGAAATTATTGCATCTCAAAACGCAGCACAATTATTTAGTCAAAAAATTATGCAAGACGAATCTGCAGTAATGCTTCTTAATCAAGCAGTAAAACAACTTACTATAAGCCTTGAAGGAATGGCAATGGGAATGGCTGCAGCATCTGGTACTGGATTAGCAGGTAAAGTACTTGCCGCAGAAGCTGGACTTGCAGGAGGAAGAATTCCATTTAGAGCACCAAAGATGGCAACTGGTGGAATTATTCCAGGAAATCCAGCACATGGAGATGTTTATCCAGCACTTCTTCAAGGCGGGGAAACTGTAATTCCTACAAAACAATCACAACAATATGCACCATTTATTAATGCAATGATTAGTGGAACACTTCCAGGATTTTCTGAAGGTACTCCATTAGAGCTAGCTCATATGGCAGGAAATTTTAAACCAGGAGATAAAGTATACGATGAATTTTTTGAAAAAAATCCTGGACTTTTAGATGTAAAAAATAGAATTTCAGTACTTTCTCAACTTACTGCTAATTTACCACACAACACTAATAAACAATTAGATAAAGGTTCTGCAGATATTAATGATTTTGAAAAAGCATACACCTCAGCTGGACCATTAAAATTTGGAACATCTGCAGTTCAAGGTGGTTTAAGTACATCAGATTTAAAAACTCCAGAAATAATTAAAGCTTCAAAAGAATTTGAAGATGAACTTTTAAAAAGAGCAAAAGCTTTAGGTAAACAGCAAATATCAGATCAAGATTTATATAAAGTAACAGAAAACCTTATTAAAGAAACAAAAGGTGCTCCAGGTGCTATGGGTCAATTTGTTACATCTTTGCATAATGCTTCACAACAATATGGAGGATTTAGGTCTAAGATGAGTGCCGCCGAGCTAAGGCTTGGAGTAGAAACAGGAGCAATTAAAAAAATACCTTCAATTAAAGAAAATCCTAAGTATGCTCATGAAGGTGGAATACTTCAGATGAACGGTGTTACAGTTGGACAATACGGTGGATCTTCTGGACCAGGATCCATGCGTGGTAAATCAAATAATGCTTACGGTTTTGATAAAAAATCTAAAAAATACAAAGAAATACAAGAAGCACAAGAACTAGCAAAACAAATAAATATTACTCAACCATTTGCTAATTCTCCAAAATTTGAATCAAAAATTGATCTAACTGGAAGCCCAGGCGGAATGGCTAGAAGTAGCGGAAGTTATACAAGAACTAACAATCTTGCTCTTGAAAGAGCAAAAAGAATAGAAGAAGAAAAATTAGCAAAAGAATTAAATATTGCTTCAGAATCTGCATCTCCTTCAAAAGCAACAAAACGTGCTGCTAAAAATATGGTTGATGGTGTTACTGAAGGAATTAAAGAATCAAAAACAAAAGTTAGAGTAGCATCTCAATCTATGATGGAAGAGTCTTTACTTTCTGGATCTGGCGGGGAATACACAAATCTTGCTTCAGAAACAGAACCAGGGTTAGCATCAACATCAAGATCTGGTGGAAGATTTGCTAAGTTTAATGAAAAGAGAATGGCTGCAAGAACAAAACTTCAATCAAGAATGCCTAAAATAATGACTGGAAGATTTAGTGGTTTAGGCATGGGACTTGGTTTGCAACTAGCAGGACAATTTGCTGCTCCAATGATTAATAAACTTCCTGGCGGAGATATTGCAAATTCTGCTATAACAGGAGCAAGTTACGGAGCATTTTTAGGACCAGAAGGTGCTTTGGCGGGAGCTGCAATAGGTGGCATTATAGGTGGCATTAGTAAACTTATGGCTGCAGAAAAAATGCATAAAGCAAATGCTGAAGCAACATTTACTGCAAGTGCAACAGCTGCAACAATGTTTAAATCTTCTGTTGTTGATGCATCAACACCAGTAGTTAGTATAGGTGACTTGTTAGATAAAACTATTCCCAAAGCAGAAAGATTAAAATCTGAATCACAAGGTTTTATAGATGCAGTTAAAAAACTTCCTAAAGATGACCCACTATCTTTAGTATTAACAAAAATACAAAAATCAGCAAATTCTGGAGAGGCCTCTAAAATTGCAGCTGCTTTTGCAGCTACTCAAATGGCAATAAATGGTATGGACCCAGCAGCTGCACAAAAGATGATTGATTTATTGTTATCAACAGGTGGAAAAGGTGGATCAGCAAAAGCAGGAACTTTAACAGAATCTGTAACTACAACTTTAGATTCTGTTAAAACAATTAAACCAAGAACTGCAGATCAACAAAAAGTACTTGATAGCTTACAAGCAGATATTAATAAATACAGCAGCGCTTCATATAATACTGGTTATTATAAGCCTAGATTAGAAACAGCAAAAAGAAAACTTTCAAACTTTACATATTCCTTTGATAGTGAAAACAACAAATCAGGTGTTGACGTTAAAAAACAAAGAGAAATAATTAAAACTATTGCAAATGAAACTATGAATGCATCTGCATCCTTTAAAACATATCAGGAAAGATTAGATGGAGTTAAAAAAAGTACAAATGATACTAATGCTTCTTTAAAAGAATATGCTATTTCTATACAAGGTGAACAAGGAGATCTTCCAAAAGTTTCAAAACTTTTAGCAGATAGAAATTTAACTTTATCCCAGTCTTTGCCAATTATGGCTTTAATAACTAAAGTAGGTATCAAGTCCCCGCTAGTTACTCAAATTATGGAAGCATCAAAAGATCCAAAATCAAAAGCTTTTGCTGATATTTTAAAAAGTATTGGAGTAGAGCTTGGAAAAATTAAAAACACTCCAACATTAGGCGGAGTATCTGCAGATATAACTGTGCCTAAAACAAAAGAAGAAATATTTGCAGATAGAGTAAAAACTCTTGAAAATAGATATAAAAAAATATTAGATCCATTAAAAGCTGCAACCACACAACTTGAAAAACAAAAAAAGCTTATGGATGCTAAAAATGAAGCATCAAAAGAAGCAATTGATTTTGCTACTCAACAAACTGATTTACAAAGTCAAATTAGAAAAGCAATGGGCAGTGGAGATTATCTACAAGCTAATTTATTAAGACAACAAATGGCAGCAGGTGCAGATACTTATGCACAAAAACAAGCAGATAATTCAAATACTCAAATTATTAATAAGGCGCAGGAATTAATGGCAAGCGCTAAAGAAAGAATTGCATCAGGCAAAGAATTAACCAAAGAACAAATTGCAGCAATAGGAACTTATGGAAATGCAAAAACTAAGCCTACTTTACAAAAATATGAAGTAGGTAATGCCGTGGTTCCATCAGCAATATCATATGGGTCTGCTTCTCAAATGGGCACTATAAATGATAACAGCACTTCAACTTATAGCATTGTTATAAATGGAACGGGACTAGATGCAGAACAATTAAGTACACTTTTTGATAAAAAGATTGCAGATATAAATAAAAAAGCAAACATGTCGGGAGCAAAAAGTAAGGTGGGCAAATAATGCAATTAGAATCTGGACTACAAGTATCATTAGGGTTAAATTCATCTAATGTGGCAACTACTGACCCCGCACAAATGGTTTGGTATAAATTAACAGACCATAACCGTCAACCTATAAAAATTAACTATGAAATTATAGAAAAAACTAATCGCATGGCTGACGGAACTCTTCGCCGTTATGTTGTTGCAAGAAAACACAAAATATCATCATCTTGGCAAATGACTACATCTTTGACAACTAACGCTGTTGATTATAAAGCAAGCGATGCAAATAGTGGAAAAGCGGGAGCATGGATGAAATCTTTTTATGAAGCAAACATCTTTGTACCAGTTTATGTTAAGATTGTTTACTCTGGAATAGCTACACAAAATATAAATACTACAGATGGTTTTAAACCAGATGAAAATACTTACTATTCAGCACATGAATCTAAAACTGATACTGATAATGTTGTGTATAATTGCTATATGACCAATTTTGATTATGAAGTAGTTAAAAGAAATTTAAATGGAAATGGAAGAGGATTTGATCTTGTAAATGTAAATATGGAATTTACGGAGATTTGATGCTAGGTACATCACAAGTAAAGCAGTATTTTGCAACTGGCGATTCTCATTATGTAACTCCCGTCGTTTCTGCTGAATGGAATTATAATTTATTTTATGCGCCTTACCTTACATTTTCTGGAGATGGATCTTCAATATCTTCAAACTGGACAACTCCTTCAAGCTGGACAAAAACTAATTGTACTTCATCTTTCACATCTGGAGATGGAAGATATGCAACTGCATACCCTGATAAAAATGTTTTAAAATTTTTTGTAACTAGTCAAAATGGTTCGGCGGTACTTCCAATAAGTGTACCTTCAGGTAAAGATACATATAAAATAGTTTTTTATGCAAAAATTGTTGAAAGCGAAAAGGTAACATTAAGTTCCCTAGCATACATAGATACTCATAGATCCAATTCAAGTTCTAAAGAAATTGATAATACAGTATGGACAAAATTTGAATTGTATGCAAGCGCAAGACCAACTGACGATACATATTCATCATTTAATTTAATATTTGATTTTACATCTACAGATACTACAATTGCTTCACAAGTTAAAAACCCGCCAGATTCATATACAGTTATGATTGATCAAATTGAAATTGTTAAAACTACAGCGTTTGAATATCAATATGGAAATCTATGGACAACATCTTCACCATTTGGATTCTTTAGACCAGGAGAAAGTTATGTGCCATCTGGCAATGCTTTAACACCGCTTCCATCAGGATTTAGAACAGTTAATACACGGTTTTTAAAAAGTTTTAATAACAATAATGATTTTTGGCCTGCAAAACCAATGCCCTGTAGTCCAGTAATATTTCATCCACAAGTGCTTAGTTCTTCAAAAGGCAATCCATTATACAAAAATGGTATCTTATCGGATTATAATACTTATAGGTATTTTGTTTCTGATGGAGATACTAATTCTGTAGGTGCTTTATATGATATGGTTTTTGCTGCAAATAAAATTGTAATTAAATTAAACATAAATTATTCTACTCCAACAAGTCTAAATATTGTATTGTCTAATACAGTTACTTCATATTCTTATACAAAAAATATTACAAGCATACCAGAATCTGGAGTTATTATTTTATATCGTCAATCAGACGGATCTTGGACTACAAATGCTTGGAGCCAAATGCCAACATTTAATAATGTGGGGGATATTACAAATTCACAATTTATAAATAAAATTGTAGTAACTCAGGTTAGTGCATCAATTAATTCTACATATAATAGTCCTGACGCTACAATTACAGGTAGCAGATATACTCAATATGCAAGTGATATGAAAAGATTACAAGTTATTGAAATATCTCCAAGAATAGAACTTGATTTAACTAATTTTGTAATGAATGTAGAAACTATTTCTGAGCTTGATAATAAACAGAATCCACTTCCAATATCTGCAATTTCTTCTAATAGCGCAACTATTAATTTATCTAATGTTCCATTTAGTGTAAGTGGAAAAGTTTTAAGTTTGTTTTCTAATAATTCTAGTACTTCCCCGTTGAGCGGATTATTTAAAAAGAATGTTAAATTTTATATAAACTATCTTATTAGGGATGCAATAAGTGGTGCATCAAATCAAGAAAAAGTAATTCCAGGTGGAATATTTTATGCAGAAAACTGGGAAGGCCATGATCTACAAAAGACCAACGTAGATTGTTATGATATAACTAAATATCTTCAATTGCTATCTCCAACAGACTATGTATCTCAACATCAAGATGTATTTAATATTATATCTAATATTTTAGATATGTCTGGGTTTACAGATTATGATTATGATGGTTTAAGAAAAGTTACAAAATCTCAAACAAGTTTTGTAGATGGTTCAACTTATAAAAATAGTCAACCAATATCTTCTTCATATTTTTATGCAGATGGACAACAGCAAAAGGTGTTTGATGTTTTGAGAGAATTGTTTGAAGTTTATCAAATAGGTGCATATATTAATGCATACGGAGTTATGGAATTTTTAAGTTTAGACAATATTCTTTCTAATACTACTGCAAATATTTTGCTTCATGATGATCCAACTCCTCAACAAATTACTGCAGGAACATCATTTACAGATACTCTTAAAGTAACAAGTAATATTACGCAAGATACATATACTGAAACTGTAAAAAATAAAATAGGCAAAGCCACATTTAGATTTAAAATTCCACAAGTTAATAAAACTTATGATATAGAAGGACTTGCCAACACTCAAAATTTGTCAACAAAAATTATTGATAAAGTTGATATGCTTTGGCAATTAGAAAAAGAAGATGTATCTACTTTTAACTATTTAAATCAATCTATAAATAATTATTCTCAAAATTATTTTTCTATAGACCCTAAAGATTTAGTAAGTACATTTAATTCTTTTGGAGTAGATCACGAAGGATATGGAATTATAGAAGGAGAAATTATAAGTTTTAAAGATAAAGAATTTAAATTTTCAGTATCGGGGGATTCAAATAATTATAATTCTATTGTAAGCAATTCTTCAGAACTTGGCACGGCTATTTCAGAATATTCAGCAAAAGCTGGATTTAGCGCAAATGTATTTTACACACCAACAGGTAAAATTTGCAATGTACAAAGAGGAGCTTTTAATACTCCGATTAGAAAACATAATATTATATCTAATTACATTGAAGATGCTGGAAATGCAGAATCTGTATATTCTAAAATGGAAGTAAAATCAGGATTAAAACCAACAGTAGTAGATAATAAAATTATTATGAATGCTACAACAATAGGAACAAATAGCGTATTAACACCTATTGGTGAAACAAGCAGCAGTTCTTATCCATATTATACTTTTTCTACAAAAATGGCAATTGGGCCAAATTCAGGAAATCCATTTCACAATGGAATGGGCGGGGGGATAGTTATAGGTTATGGAACTGCAAGTCCTACATACGTAGAGGTTAGACAAGATTATGAAAATTATTCTTTATACGGAAAGCCATCTTATCATCTTTATGTATATCAAAATGGAGTTTCATTGTTGGCGGGAGATGATGATAAATCAATAGACTTTATAAATATTAACTCTGGTATTATTGATGATGTAAAATCATATCCGTTAGATTCTCCGTTTGCAGAATTTGGAAAAACATTGCATTTAAAATTTGTTAAATTAAAAGATCCAAAGGTAAATGAACCTATTTTTGAAATTTATATTAATAAACACAAAATTGCTTTACAAACAATACCATCAGCATCCGTAAATACAATTGGACAATATGGAATATTTGCAAAAACAACTGCTTATGAAAATGATGTTTCTGGAAGCATAGGTTTTACAGAATTATATGCAACTCAAACTCCTTTAACTGGTGAAAGCATTTGGTATCATTGGCAGTTGCCAAGTTTTGCAAATGCAATAGCTTCAGGACATAAAACTTTTGAAATTAATTATATGATGCAAACAAGACCGCAAATATTTGGAATTAATTATTATGATATTCAATATCAGCTTGCACCAGCAATTAATGCATATATTGTTCCAGATCCATATGATTGGTATTATTTTGTAAAATTACCAGATACAAAAAATAAAACAACTGGGAAAACAGATGCAGGCAAACAGGTCTTACAACATGTTGCTGTAAAAAGTGATTCTCTTTCTTATTCAAATGTTTATAATTCTGGATTCAGAGGTAGGTTTGTAATTGTAAATGGTTCTCCATCTGCTATTTGGCTTAAAAAATCTCCAGATATAAAAAATACTATAGATGTAAGTTTTTTTGTAAATACAAAAAATCTTATAGCATTAAGTAGCGAGGTAGCAGTTGAAAAAATATTTGACCCTGCAAATGCATCTGAAGGTATTGAAATAAAATCTAACTGGGTTCAATCAAAAAATGCTGCATTATCTATATTAAAA